GATAATAGGTTTGTTTGAAAAAATAAAGTCATTAGATTCAAGAGAACCAACCATTCCAGCAGTTCCTTTTCTAAATTCAGAACCGTAGATAAAGATAGTAACATCAGAATTTCCAACTCCAGTACCAGCTGCAATTAATCCGCCTGCCTCGTAAAAAGCAACAGTAAATTGTCCAGCTCCACCACCTGCGTTATTCACAGCAGTTACAACAGCTTTATTCATTCCGCCGCCACTGTTTTGTACGACAGCAATTGTTTGTCCAACTCGCACAACTTGAGCTGCAGTTGTAGGGTCGATAACGTCATTTACTTGAAATATAGCGTTGTCTGCGTTTGCAACAGCAGCAGTTCCTACCTGAGTGTATTTAGTGTGTAATCTACCTTGCTCTGCCCATTTGATAAGGTCAGAATTTGTAGGCATCTCAGCTCCTACCATACGTAGGAATGAAGAGATAGTTCTGTTTCCATAACGTTCAAACTCTTTTTCATAAGTATCCGGAAGATACTGATTTAAAAAGTCGAAGTTAGTGATGTAATTCTCTGTACTCGGAGTTCTTTCGGAACTTGGAGTTAGAGCAAATGTCGGGGTTGTGTTTACCGATCCAGCCATAATTTTTAATTTTTAGGTTCTTTTAATACTTTTGATTTTTAAACCTCTACTCGATGGTTGAGATAAAGATTTGATTTGCATTCCTCCCTTTGTGGAAACCTCTGGCGTTCTTCGCTCTGACATATTTATATTTTTTGTCTTACGTATAACATCTTCAGTTGCCTGAGACTTGCCTTGTTCAAAAAAGAACTGAGCAAATTTATCAGGATTCATTGCGATTGCTAAAGACCTATGGTATCCTTCTGCGTCATTTAAAAGTCCATTAGAGTCTATGTATTTATTTACAAAATTCATAGGCGTCTCTTGAGCCTTCTTTAACTCAGAAGCGTTCCCTGGAGAAAACATAATGTCTTCGTTGTTCAATTTGAATTTAAAACCTTTAAATTCTGAACCAAACACTTCGTCACTTTTTTTGCCAAACCATTCACGTTTACGATTAGCTTCCTCTTGTTGAGTCTTAGCGGTACTTAAATATTGCCTATACGATTTTAATTCTTCATCAGCTTCGTTAGAACGACCAATTGACTCAAGTGGTTGTTTGTATAACTCTTGCTGCTCATTAAAGTATCTAGTCGCTTTAGCAATAGCTTTTTTCTTTGCTATTTTAGTTTTCTTAATAACCGATTCATCATCTAAGTCTTCATCATAAGAATAATCCTCCATCATGGATTCAATATCTTCCGCATCTAACCCTTCCTCGGTAATCGTTAAGTACTCTTTTAGCAAAGAATCAGGATTCATTTCAGTGTAATCTTGTTGTAATTTAACAAAATCACTGATTCCTCGTCCTGTTTCTTTTTTATATTTAAAATAAGCGGCTACATCTTCAGGCAATTCTTCCGCCCCTTCTCTAGCCTCCATCAATTCTTCTATAGAATTAATTTCTTTACCATATCTATTTCCTATATATGAAAGAACGTCTTCTTCTTTTAACTCATAGTCATTTGAAGATTCAATTTCAGTCTCATTAATTTCTGCAGGAGACTCTTCTAAGACCTCCTCTTTTTGTTCAGAACTCTCTAAGTTTACTTTTACTTCCGAATCATCACTTGAAACATTTGAAAATTGACTTTCATGTTTTTCAAGCAACTCTTGTTCAACTTGTTGCGACGATTTAGATTCAATTTCTGTTACTTCTCTTACTTTTATTTCCATTTAATTTAATTTAAGTTACAAATTTACGCAAAATACAAACACACATTTAGCTATCTTGGAGAGAACTCCGCTAAATCAAAGCCATCTAATGAGTCTTCGTTTGACTCAAAACTTAATGGTGGTAAATTGTTTTTTCTTTGATTTATTAATTTAGACTGTTCAGTATTCTGTTGACTAATTCTACCTTTTTTAGCATCCTCCCTAGCTTCCTCTCTTTCAGCTAAAGCATTCGCTGTCATTCCTTGAAGTTGAAGATTATAATTAAACTCTTGCTCCATTAATTGAGATTTTAATTGAGCTTCTGCTTGAGTTTTTTGTATTTCAAGTTGTATTTCAGCTTGCTTATACTTAAGTTTAGCCTCCGTCTCTAAATTAATTTTTTGCATTGCCACTTGACCAGCCATCTCTTGTGACTTTAATTGTTGTTGCGCTGTCATTGCTTGTTGCTGCATAGCTTTTCTCTCGTCAGCTTCTTGCTTAGATTTTCGCTTAACTTTTAAAAGTTGATTAGCTAATTTTAAGTTTCTTATTTCTCTAATATCTATAGCGTCTTCTAAATTAATATCGCCTTTAGATAGTGCCATCTGAATGTTTTGTTCTAATAAAGCGGTTTGCTCTTCATCTGGGGATAGTTCTATAAATATTCCAAAGTCATAAATATATAAATCAGAAATCTCACCTAAAATATTTACATTATATTTTCCTATTTTATTTATAAAGTCATATTTAAAGTCAGCATACTCTAAAATATCAGCTACCCTATATGTTAAAGCTTCAGCTAAAGTTCTGTACATATACAAACTTCCGTCTAGAATATGTCTAGTAGCTGTGTTAGAACTTAAAGCTGCTAACTTCTGAACACCAACCAAAGCATCAGAGTTAGGTGAAGAACCGTCTCTCGCTTCATTTAAGCCTGTTACAGCGCGAATCATCTCTAGGTAGTGGTTATAGTTAGATAATAACATTTGTGTCTTAGAAGCTCCTGAATTGGACGTGAGCTGTTGTATAGGTACTCGACCTTGATTATAATCTCCCTCTTGAGTGTAACTTCTGCCTATTACACTACCTGTTTGAAAGTACAGCCTTAAAGCATCCTCTGGGTTATAAGCAGCCCCATTACCTAAATCAACCTCATTAAGTCCATCAGCATCTATATAGACCCCATCAGGCACTACCTTGGCAATAACCTGCTGAAGTTTTAAATGAGTCATCTGTATTAAATCAGCAAAAGGAATCATTCGCCTAACTAAAGATTCAATATTACCCTTATACATTCTAGGGGCATTTGCAACATAATTAGGTATAGCGTGTTGAGAAGAAGACTTAGGTCTTACCATGTTCTCAGCTAATTCCCACTTAAGCAATATATTAGTTCCCATAACCATAACGCCATCATACCAAACGTCAATAGTTTTTTCTATTTTTTCGAAGTTTCCTTCATCAATCATTTCTTCCGGAGGATTAAAACTATCATCCTTTTCTATCATTCTTGATGCTCCACCTTCTAATTTTTTCTTTTTATATACTATCTTTTTTGTAGACTTGTAATTGAAATACATCAACGTGCAGCTGTCTCTATAAAAAATATCGTTTTCTTGATACTGCGCAGTGTTATAATAATCATACCAACTCTGACTGTATTGAGATATTTTTTCTAAGTCATCATTTGTCAACGTGGTATCAATCTTATTTAATTCAGTCATTGGGACTGTTTTAATTTCTCCCCAATAAAAACAATCAGTAAAGGTAGGGTCTTCAGTATAACTATACACAACATTTGCAGGATCAACATAAGAAACTTGCACTCCAGCTCCAGGTAAAAATTCATGTTTAGCAACACTCATACCTAAAACCATCTGATCATAATCTAAGCGCTTACGAATATCATTATAATGATTTTCAGCAAATATAGTATCAATAGCTTCTTCAGCCGCTATCTCTATAGCGGGCTTATAATTAATATTCATATACAATGAAAGCTCCTCGTCAGTTGCAGGCAATTCGTCGGGATCCATAATAAAAGGATCAAACCCTGTGTTTTTTTGAACCGACTCAAGAACAGACTTTGCCGCCATTTGACCTTGAATCATATCTTGATACTTACTTCTTTTAGATTGAGATAAAGCGTCTTGAGCGTAAGCTTTAACTTTAAAAAGTCGACTAGACATTCCATTGACAACTATATCTACAAACTTAGGAATAATAGGCACAGGAGTCCAGTCTAAATTTAAATAAGATAAATCGCCATCTACAGCTAACTCATTTTTATACTTAGCCACAGATTGCTCTCCTCTTGCGTAAAGTCTTAATCTATTGAAATCTCTCCATTGACTGTAATATCTACAGCCTCCTGAGTCTTTTCTAAACCATTCATACTGTATTGCTTGACCTATCTGTAATCCAAATTCTTCAGTTGCCTTTTCAGCATCTGATACAAATTGACTTGGAAACCCTACAGATGAAATATTTACATTAACTTCCTTCATCTAATTAATTCGCTTAAAGATCCTTTATTATTATATCTTGCAAAGTTAAGACTTATTTTGGATTGTTTTTGTTCAGGTAAGTAAACGCCTTTTTGATTAGCCATAATAGCTAACCCTGAACTTATACTTGCATCAAATTTAGTCCTGTTATTAATATCAAATTTTGCCCAGTCCTCTAATGTCCTAGCAAAGTACATAGATCCCATCTCATCAGGGTCTCTATATGTGGCCTCTAAATCTATACCTACGTGTTTTTCTATATAAGATTCTATAGCAGCAGCGTGAGATTGTTTAACATCTTCGGAAGTGTTTGGTATCCCTCCTAGCTCACGTTCTGTTTTAGATAATTTATTATAATGTTTGTCAGGTCTATTCATACACATACCTCTATACCCTCTGTTTTTAAAATGATACAATAATCGAGGTTTATTGTTCTCAACCAAAATAGGCATCCCATAAAATATGCAAGCCATTAAAACTTCTTCAAAAAATATCTCTGCAGTTTGAGGTCTAGCAACGTACTCTAAAAAAAACTCATTACTAGGAGCATCGTCCATATTAAATTTAGTTAAACCATGTAAAGCTCCATTAGAACCTCTGCCTCCGACTGTTCCTGAAATATCATAAGAATCACAACCTAAAGCTCCAATATGCTCATTGCCAGGGTAATATACTCCGTTCTTCAAAAACACATTATTATTTAATCCCCTTTTAGGAGTCCAGGAAACTTTAAATCTACCCCTAGAGTCAGGAGTCCAAACAACCTCTCCGTCTTTAACCCCGTCTTTCCAGTAAAATCTACCTCTAGTAACATGATGCTCCATTATTAAAGAATCATTATAGTCTATTTGTTGATATATTTTTGTTAGATTAAATAAAGAAGATTTACTTTCATCTCTAAAAGCGTGAGATTCTGTTCTAGGAAATTGTCTGTAAAATTCATTTAGCGCGTCAGCATCTTTCTTTAATGATTCAACTTCAGCTTCCCAATAATCTATAGCCCCATTTTTAATACTCTCCTTATCAACACCTAAAATCGGCTTTGTAGGTTTATAGAATACAGGCATTCCGTAAATATCTATGAAGCCCTCCATATTCCATTCCATAGGAATAAACAATGAATACATTCCGCTTTTAGTTTGACCATTGGCATTACGGTCTTTAGGGTTAGAGTCCTCATATAATTTTTTAAAATTTTCACCACCTTTACTTAAAGCATTTGATGTAGACCCCATTAAACATTTACCAATAATTTTACTACCCAGCCTTAAACAAGTCTTTGTTACTCTCCAGTTATTTAAAATATTATTAGGCTTTATCCATTTTCCACTTTCATCATGAACCAACAAAAGTAACTTCTCTCCATCATAAGAGTTATCATCTGTATTCTTCCAGTCAATAGTAGTGTCTAAACCGTAAAGCTCATCGTTTACGGTATCATACATATTTTTTTTTGTAATCTTTGACGCAGGAATCCTAAACGCTAATTCTGTTTTAGGCTTATCCATACCATCCTGAATAGGCTTAAAGAAAAAAGGAAGTCTAGTAGAGATAGGAACTACTTTGTCAGTAAACATCTTCTTTGCGTCTGATCCTGTTTTAGATAGTATCCCCACCCTAGCATCTTTAGCTAAAGATCCAGTATTGACGCATTCCGAAGACCCCATAAACGAAAACCCTGAACGTCTTATTTTTAAATAATCCATACCAAAACATCGATTATCAGCCTTACAAGCTTCCCAATATAAAAAGAAAACTCTATTAGCCTCTCTAAAGTCAGGATACCCTACATCAATACTAGTCCATTGAAGATACATATAATGAGACCCTGTAATATATATAGGAATTCCGTTATTATAAAACCAAAAACCTAATTCCCTTTTATCAAACTCTCCCTCAATGTAATCAACCCAATTAGCTTTAAAATTATCAGGCATTTCATTCCATTGAAATATAGAAGATATTCTAGTTAAATCAGAAGGCAACTCTTCTCGCTCCCAATGCTGTAAATGTTTCTTATCACTCCTACTGTAAAGCTCTTTTGGCTGTTTAGGTAAAGCAATATATAAATTATTTATACATATAATTTCACCTATTTCCCCAGTCTTAGATATAACTACAACATCATACTTTTCATTATATCCGTAAACCCAAGTTTTAGAAGTGTTCTTTTTTTTAAACACTCCCCTCGGTATCCAATCCTTTACCGTGTGATATATTTTATTTTGATCTTCTTTCTGCAAAACCTTGTTTTGTTTTAGGTATTCCTGTATTTGCAGATAAATCTAAACGATCTTGTTCTGCATCAATTTTATTTAAAATATCAAAAGCATCAAAAATAGCCAACTTCTTAGTAGCTGCAGCATTTTTTAATCTATCTGCGGCAAGTTCATCTTCTGGATCATGCTTAATTATATCTTCTCTCGCAACTTTTATAAGCTGCTCAACAGCCTTTCTGCCAGCGCTTATTATCTGTATTTTTAATTCTTCCGATTTCATTTAATTTATTTATCATAAAACTCTTTGTTAAAGGTATGGTTTCTATAATCAGCGACTATCTCT